ACCTGTGAAGGTTTGCTGAGACCGTCAAGGAAACTATCGTGTGTATGTACATGTAGTGGGAAATATGTTGACATTTACTGCTCTAATCTTTCGCGATAATTACGAATTTGACCTTTCTCAAACTCAACAGAATACGGTCTGCGACCCCCCTTCTGGGCGGGCTCCAGGTACTCTCCTCGTTCTTCAATAAACTCTAAGACTTCATTAAGAAGGTCTTCTAGCTCACTTATTCTAGCATCGTTGTCTCCTTTTGTCAACCTCGACGCCGGAACCAGATTGAGAGATTCTGCTCCCTTCTGACAACAAGCCGCTGTCTGAACCAATCCTATAAGCATATCGCCGTAGTTTCGCTCTGCTTGAGATTGTTTCACTTGGTCCCAGAAGGTATCTATATTATCAATCAGGTGTCCATAAACCTCATGGGCGTTAACGTAGTCGCCTTCTGTTCTGACCCTTTCGCTTTCTACCCGAACATAGTCTTCAAATACGTGATTTACTCCTTGACTCATAACATCTCCTCTAATTCCTTAATTGATTCCTCAGACCTGTATTTGATAATGAGAGAGCATTGCCTTTTGAGTTTTCTAAGGTCTCCAAGGATACGATGAACAGCACCTCCTGTTATCATACCATCATTAGCCTTTATGGCTTGCTGAAAAGTCTCTATGTTTTTGTCGCTCATTATCTTGCTCATTTAAATTTCCCTATCAATTCTGTAGTTTGCCAGTCTGTTATTATAGAGTTTTTTAGATTGTCACAAATATTCTGAAATTCATGGGCGGGGCATTTCCCCCGGCCTAGATTTGCCATGCGTGAACAGATAACGATATTGCCCTTAACATACCCCCTGTCATCATCAATGCGGTCAGCACTGATAGCGAGGGGGTTGTAGGACGTGAAGATACCGTCTGGGTCTAACTCAAACCCAAACCAGTAACAACAAGCCTGTTGGTCAATGAATATATCACGTAGGTCTTCCCATGTAACATCAATCCTGCGGGGGTCTTTGTCTAGATGGGCATCTCGCATCCTACCTGATATTTTGATATTTCCAATTAACTTTTTCCAGGGGTTACGCCCCCGGTGCTTGGTACTTGTTGAACTCATGACCTGGGGCCTTTTCTTCAATTGTTGTACGCTCGATACCCTGTCTCTTTATCTTGGCCGCGACCATAGAACAGATAGTGTGAGGGTCTCCAGTGTAGGGATTAATTTCACCACTTGGGTGCTGAGTCTTTCCAAAACCGCAGAGGGTTTTGCACTTCCATCTTTGTCGAGTATTGGCAATTAAGCTAGGCTTAGTGCTTCTCTTAATTTCCTGAAATCTCCTACGAAGCATTTCTTCAGTAGCCTTAATGTCTTTAGGACCATAAGGCATGGTGTAGGCTCCACCGTCATTAATCCAATAGATAGTTGGGATAAACTGCTCCACTTCTGGAAACAGCTTATGTAGTGCATAATGATAGATTCGAAGCTGCGGGTCTTTGGTGAAACAGTTATAGCCCTTAGTCTCACCAGTAGCCCAGTTCATGCACTTACCAGTCTTCCAGTCAACACTCTCTAGAATACCAGGACGCTCCTCAGTCACCATATCAATGGTTCCCTTCATCGCCAACTGACCCTCAATCTTTTCGCCGTTAATCTCATACTCGAACTTGGCCCATTCATATGGCAACACAAAATCGAAGTGTGGCTCTGCGGCTATAATCTTACGCTTACGTGGGTCAAAGCAACAGTTAAGTTCTGTTACAGCAGTATAACACCACTGAAGACATTTCTTTTTGTCTCCCTTAGTCCACTTATGAACAGACTTGCCAGCGTAGTAATCGTAGCTCAGAGTTAATAGGTAATCCATCCATGCATCGTCGAACAGTTCTTGCTCGCTAAACGTGAAGTCTCCTAGGGCATCGTCAGTAAAGGTATAAACACCATTCTGGTGACCTTCCTTAGCAACGGCCAGGATTTCCATTACCTTATGGACTATCGTCCCCATCTCAGCTTTTTTACCCGAGACATCTGGCAAACCCAGTACATACTTCAGGTAGTACTGTTGTTCGCAGAAATCCCAGTTATTAAAACTACTACTTCTAAAGTAGGTAACAATCATTAAACGTAAGCTTCCTCTTGAGTTTTGTCGTAGGCATCATCTTCAGTGTCGGAGATAACCCCCCACGACATCAGTTGTTTAAAAACCAGTTCGTTCTGCCCAGCTAAGGAAAGTTCAGAGTTGTCAATAATAGCATCAAACTTGTCCCAGTCGAAGTTTTCAGGGTCTAGTGCAGTTTCACTAGGGTGTTGGTCCTCACCCTTAAATATATCTCGCGTGAGACGCACGACTTTACCACCAGCCTCTTGGACTGCTTCTACTTCATTGGGGAAGCGGCAATCGGTAATAATAGCCAATCCCACTTTCTCTTTTTGAATCTTGCGAATACAAGCCTTAGCCCACACATCGTAGTACATCTTACGGAAGATTTCAGTGCCAAGATGCTGCATGACTTCACGGCCAGTCATTCGGCCAGGACTGTGAGTAATAACCCCAATCTGGTCTAGCACAGAACTTTGTTTGCCACCGACATCTGGACCGCCGGGGTCTAAAGGCATAGGCCAATTAACCTCTAAAAGGTCCGCACTTAGTGGAACTCGCAGGCCGTCCACAAGACTAACCACCTGTTCTTGTGTCACGACCCCAGGCATATCCTCCCACTTCAAGTGTGTAAGACTATTCTTTTGTTCGTCAGTGCCATAGACCTGTTCATCAGTAAGACCGAGAACCTCTGTGGCAATGGTCTTCAGCCACTCAGCAAACGAATACAGCTTGATTGTCGGCCATATACCAGTTTCGATAAACCATCGTTGAACCTCTGGTCTACGGCTGCATGGGTCCAAAACACCTATGTCTAGTCCACCTTCAACATCAGGTCTTGTACTCACAACACGAAGAAGTCCTTCTTTGTCTACGAAGGCACCATCTGTGGTTTGCAACGCTACCATTTCGAGAGCGAAGAGGAAATTAGCAGAAGCACTTTTACCTGCTTGCTTTTTGCCAGAAAAGGCGATAATGTTTGTCATGTCTACTCCTGTTAATATGTTGATAGTTGTTCTATGATTGGTTTGATGTCTGACGTAATGCTATCTGTCTGCAAATCTCCAAGGTCGCCAGTACCAGTGACATCTGGGAAGAACAATCTGAACTGTCTTTCCAACTGTCCCTTAATAATCGCCATGGCGTCTTTTCCAGCCTTGTCTCCATCAAGGAGGACAACTGCGGAGAGAGCCCCCGAACGCTCCAATATGACTCTTTGTTCGTCGGTGAGGTTTGTCCCAAAGAGGGCAACTGCGTTGTGTATTCCGGCCTCTTCCAGTTTCCATACGTCCCCTGGCCCCTCAACAAGAATAACTGTTCCTGACTTGAGGATGTGGTCTTTGGCGAACCAGTAATTGTAGAGGTAGTGACCTGTGTTGAATCCATCGTTATTTTTCCACTTTACGCAATAGGCTTTCTCAAGATTAGTCTGAGGACACCCCTTGTCTTTGTCATGGTATAAACTGCACTTATCACATTCGTCATATAGCGTTCTTCCCGAGAATCCAACGCAGACCTTGTAATCGTCGTCGTAAACTGGAACAGCAACCCTTCTCTTTTGATTATACGTGCCTACGTCGTACTTGTCAAGCGTTTCGGCTAAGTAACCACGGTTTAGGTAGTATGGAGAAGGAATACTCAATAAAGAACGAACCTTCTCTCTTGGCCATGTCTTATTAGACATAGTTGGAGACAAAGCTAGACGACCGAATGCCTTGTTCATCATTCGTCGTTTTAGTGTTTCTACATTAGGAATTCTTACATCATAGATACTTTTATACCCACAGAACTTTAACAACACCTTAGTTGCGTCCCCAAGTTTAGGATACTTACCAGTGTTATAGTGTTGAATCCCTCTGATAAAGCCGAGAAGGGTCTGTCCGTACATCAGACGGTTGGTATCAGGATGCTTCTTCATATGGCACCCATGCGTGCGACAACGCCAAATTCCCTTGATTTCATCCCCCTCGGGATAAATGTTTAAACCAGTGGGATTATCGCCGCCATGGACAGGGCATTGACCTACATACTTTTTACCCTGACACCTAAGGTCTGCACCTATTTCTGTCATTAGGGATTCAAAGTTCTCGCAGGCTTCATTTTGAAGCTCTACCAAGGACTGTCGAAATTCATCATCGGTAAGTTTAGACTGGGATGTCTTCTGATTCATCAATATCAACCATGTTCTCTGAAGGAGCATCTGCAAACGTTTCGTCTTGTTTCGCTTTCAGATTGCTATGCGTTTCAAGTTCCACAATTTGGGCGTACTTACCCTCCATGTGATAATTAATATAGTCAGGGAACTTAGTTCCCCCACCATGACGTGCTTTCATAACAACAATTTTATGGGTGCCAAATTCATCACCCCCATCTGCCGCCATCTCTGCATCACTCTTTGGTTTAAAAACACCTATGTTAGTAGCAAGCCAAGCGATTCGGTCAGAACCGGCAATAACACCTGTGTCTTCACCGTCAATTCCGTCACGGTTTAACTGAACCAAGGAGAAAATTGGGAGAGAGTACCTAACAGCGAAGTTATGCAAACAGGTCATCATAAACCCAAGCATTTGATATTCCTGCATGTGTGCAGCCATACCATCACCACTCATTAGCTTCATATAATCGTAGATAATCAAGCAGTCTTTAGTTGTGCCGTCTTCGTTATATCCGACATTCTGCATAACCCAACGTCGCATAATAGCAACAATCTCTGGGAATGCTCGACCACTAATATTCAGATAATGAAAGGGCATATCCTCCATAATACCACAGGCGTCGAGAACAGCTTGTCTGCCAGCTTCAGTAAATCCTACCTTACCTGTTTCAATCAGCCCAATAGACTGGTTGGATAGGTTGGCGGCAACACGATACCAGTGGTCCTCATTAATCATTTCAGTATCCAAGTATAGTACAGGAATACCTAGAGTCCCGGCTACATGTTTACCAATGTTGACACTCACCATGGACTTACCAACACCTGTTCGGGCACCCAGGAGGTTAACGCTATTTCGACGGAATCCACCACCAATGTGTTCGTCGTAATACTTGTAACCACTAGAGATACCAATCTGCTCAACGGGGTTGTCCATTAAAGCAGTCAGATGTTCACGCATTCCAACACCGAGTAATTCGGGGGAATTATTACTTGGGCCTTGTAGACGGTTAGAGAAGTCGAAGAGGGGCTCCTCAACCATACCTAGAATTTGCTCGATTGGCTCGTCACCATTAATATCTTCTAGTGTCTTCCCAGCGAACATTAACTGGTCCATCAACTGTCTTGTGATGGATAACTTCTCAACCTTAGCAGACCACTTAGAAACGTTCTCGGGTAATACCCTACCGTTTAGAATGGTACGAACATGATTTACGTCATCAGGTTTTTGGAACAGCCAGGAATAGCCCATCTGTTCGGCTGTAGCAGCGACAGAGGATTCGTCCAGGCGTTTCATTTCCTGTCGTCCGTACATATCGTGAAAGATGTTGAACAAAGCTTGATTAGCAGTATCGGTAAAACTATCCGCTCCACTAACCAAGTCTGTCACATCTAAATAACCGTCTTCTCCATGAGAAAACATTCCGGTTAAAACTGCTCTCTCTGCACCTAAGTCTTTTACGTTATCTGTTTTTAGCATTCTTTACTCAAACTGTTGTCGGTTAACTCGTCTACCAGGATTCTCTCGTTCTTCACGTAGCTTCTTACGCTCAATTCTCTCGCGACCAGCACGAGTATTGCAGTCGTTACATCTGTAAGTATTGTGCTTAGGATTCTTGTTCCATCCCGTTGCTAGTCTCTCATAGACAGTCTCTTTTGTTTCACAGAGGGCACACTCTACATCAACAGTATTACCAGTTTCAACTCCTCCTGCTAATAGAGACCTATCTCCCCCCGCCATTTGAGGCTTGGTCCCCAAGTCGGGATTGTTGCTAACTAGAAGGTTTGAATGAACATTCTTATTGTCAGTAAAACGATTTACTCTTTTACCTGGAATATTCATGGGGGACTTTCTGCTTTCGAAGTCCCCATTTTCGTTTTCAAATAACTCCCCAGGCTTGGATGGTGATTTTGCAGTCGCCACCATATTATTTCTTCCTTGATTACCTGAGAGCTTAGGTGCGTTAACCTCAGACATCTTATCAATGGTTTCTTGTGTAGCATACTCTGGCTCTGGAGCGAATAGGTTTGCAACAACTTCTGGTGCTATATCATCCTCTTCGTCATCCTCTTCGTCAAATCCTACTTCATCCCCTGGTTCAGGGTCTCCCGGTAACCACAAATTAGACCCCTCTTCGGGTTCTTTGATGTCATGGGCGACGGCTTGTTGTTTTATTATATCATCCTCGTCGCCAAGGTCAACCTCTAACGTCGCCCAATCTGGGGTTTCTGGTTCGGGAGGCTTAGGAATCTCTAGCGGCTCCCCCGTAATGCTGGTAAAAACCTTACAAACAATTGTCCAATCCTGTTCGAGAACGGCTTTTTTAAGTGCTTCAGGTAGCGTTGACATAGTTTTGTCTATCCTTTGTTCGTTGATACTGAGACATCATTTCTGACATCTTGTTTAGTTGTGTAGGAATATAGTTAAGACGAGAGTGAAGGCTCTCAGCCCTACAATAAATCTTATGGTATTCTTGGGCAGCACTATCTTGATTAATAGCCATGGTTCTAATATTGGCCACACCCAAGAACTTGTCGTACTGTTTCATCTGGGGGGCAACAATTCTATCTCTTTGTCTCGCCGCCCAGTCCATCTTGGTTTTAAGTTCGTTAAGAAGTAGTTGGAGATATAGTGCTTCTTGCTGCATTAAATAAGCTGCCTCAGCACATTCCTCTGAACACATTTTTCTCAAAACCTCTTGGCTAGTCTTGAGATACTTAATAACCTCAGTACTTTCGAAGTGAGCGAACTGACCCATAAGTCTATTAAGCTCAGCTTCTACAGCTTTCCAATCAGTTTCCACCCTGGATAATTTTCTCTCGCCAGTCATCATCACTCTCATTATAAGGAAGTTCTACAATTCTCAAATTATTATGGTGGCACCACTCAATCTTTCGATTGTCGTTAGCCTTAGCCCTAAGAAACCCCATCTTATCACCATGAAAGTGTTCGGTGTAGTTATAGTGCTGTTGTCCATGAACTTCAATACAAACCTTACGAGAAGGAAGAAAGAAGTCCAAAAATAGTCTCATACCTGGGAGAGGAACCTCCTCTAATACACTTTGTGTCGGGTAGAGGCTTTTGAGTATCGCCCTGGTTCTCAAATGCAAATCGCTTCGCTTTCGCCTATCGTCAATATCAACCTCATGCCCACTTGGAGGCCAGTTGTACTCACGGTCGTCAAAGTCATAGACTTTCATACTATACTTCCTGTTCTAATCCCAACATGCCATAGATTTCCTTTTTTAAAGCCGCAACGTAGCCAGGGTTATCTCTCAGTAGTTTAACCATCTGCTCTTTCCCTTGAACCTTCACTTTACTAGAGAAGGATTTATCAGGGTTTCCTTTTTTGTCCACAGTCCATTCATCTATCCCTAAGAGGTCGAGGTGGTACTGCATATAGTCCAGGGTTAGCCACGAGGAACCAGTGATAAAACCTGTCTGTTGACCAAGTTCCATCAGTTCGTAGACCTCGTCGATTCCAATACCATAACGGATGGTGGATTGAAACTTCTTGTGGGGTGCCACGATAGCGGTAGATTTAGTCACCCAGTTTACCTTTTGTCCTACAATATCAGCGTCGTCAGCAGAACTAGCCTTCATTAATTCAATATGTGTACACTCAAGGTCAACGTCAACAGCGTAACCAATCTTACGACCACCAGAACGTCCCTTCTGCTTTTGGTTCATCTTAGCTCGTGTATTAGCAATCAAGTGTTGAATACCAATAACAGTAACACGATTAACAGGGAGGACAGTAGCAACACGCTTAGTGAACTGAGCCAGCAGGCGATAACCGCCGTCACCAGCAACTTGACCAATATCAATGTTATGTTCTTTCTCAGTAGCAATCTGAGAGAATGAGTCAACGACAACTACACAACCTGGGTCATTATGGATGAAGTGTTCGGCTATAGCAATCCACTCCTCACCCTTTAGAATCTTACCTTCAACCTTACCACCCTTGCCATCCTTTTCTTCCTCTAGGAAAGAGCCGATAACGACAATCTTATCAGGGTCTAAGCCTTTAATACCGAGAAGGTCTCGCCTCTTTAATCGACCTTCTACGTTTAGAAAATACACGTTACGCCCCTGGTCGATTGCGTTCTTGCAAATCATTAGGGCTGTTACAGTCTTGCCACACTTAGGGTCTCCTGCCAGTAAAACAAAACACCCCTCTGGGATTCCTCCCCCAAGGGCAATATCAATATTGGGTGCCACCCCAATCAACTGCGTTTTTCGGTCAACAACTTGAGTCCCTGTTTTCATAATTCCGCTACCGTACTTGGTTAACAAGTCAGCACCAATTTCAAACGGGTCTCTACTACCTAATGTAAGCGACAATGGGGTAGTATCTCTTGCTTTTTCTTTGCTCATAAGCCTCTCAATTTACTAATCTTGGAACGACGTGACGAAACTGGACGTTTTGGCTTTTGGGTTACGTCAGCACCTTTTGTCACTTCTGGTTTCTTTTCTTTCGCAATTTTAAGCTTTACTATGGCTTGGTGTTTATCCAAAATCTTTTTAAATCTGTCAATCTTCTCAAACCATATCATCATTTTGATACCAAAACATTTCCTGTCTCTCAAGGCCAAAATGATAGCTCTAGGATAGTACCCTTTCTTAACCAGTCTATTGCAGAAGGTTATCTCTCTCACATATAGCTTAGCCCACTTGGCATCTTCCCAAAATTTAGTTGGGAGGTCAACCTTTTCGGCCTTAGCTATACACTCACACATATACTCAGCAGTATATTGGATGGGAGTAACCAGTCGGTCTGGCGAATATCTGGATGGGAATTTTTCTTTCATAACGCAATTAGCCACTATATTATAGCAACCAACCCCGCTCAGGTCAAGCCTAAACGAGGTTGAAATTGCTTACTAGAAGGGGGTTTCGTTATTGAGAGGATTCGTCAGGGCGAATCTTATGAATTCGCTTACTGTTCCGACTGCCAGCCAAAGGGTCTGTTTTAACCGCTAGAATATCGCGGGCATCCTCCATAACATCGTCCTTTTTATATGAACGACGCTTCCTATCATCTGCCAATTCGGACGCAGCAGGGGTCATCACAACGATACCCTTGGCCCTGTCATGGGAGCCGTCAGGCTTTAGTCTTCGACCTAAGAGGGCATCGACCTTGAGACCAGCGTGTTGCTGAGAGGCAGGATTTGGGGGAGGGGTTTCAGGGCTCTTGCGAACCTCTTCAGAAGTTTGTTGAGCAATCTCTAGTGCTTTTGCCACATTAGGGTCTGCTTGCTGTGGTAGCTTAGGAGTATTGGCATCCTGTTTTTCCTCGGATGCTACAGCCGCAGAGATATTCTCTGTTGGCTCTTGCTTTTCATCGGCGTGTTCCGCACGATACTTAGCAACGGTCTTCTCTCCAACACCATCAATTTGTGATGCAACTACCTTATCGGAGTCTTCGCTATTAAGAATGAAGAATTTTTCGGTCTTAGTTAGTGGTCTGGGCATTTCTTAGTTTCCTATCTACGTGTGAGTACCACGTTCTGTTTCTAGTTTTTAGGTATTTCAAGTAATAAGCAAAAGCTTCCTCGTCCATCTCTTTCCAGTCCCACGTTGGGCGACCGTGAGTGCGTGCATAACGAGTGCTTGTCCCTTCGGAACGAGCCCCCCAGGGGTCATACACAAAACCTCCAATTCCTACTTTGACAAAAAATTTGTGCCTCAGAACATTCCCTTCTGGTCCCACAATGTCAACTTTTTTAGCAAGGCAGTTCTTGTTAGAGATTGTTTTCTGGTCTGCATCGACCGTCATAATGGGAACAACATGAGTCGCCTGTTCGGATTCCGTAGGAATTCCAAAACCAACCTCTCCTCCTGTTTCTCCTGTTAAGTCTGGTTTATTAGACTGTGCTGTTCTTTTGGCTGGTGCCATAGCGGCAGCTATACTAGCATCTGATTCTCGGGGCATTACCCTACCTTTACATCTAGGACCACGGTCTGAACAAGTCTACCGTTCTCGTCAGTATCCATTCCCTGTTCTGTGTGGTCGATTGTTGTGTCGTCAGTATGCTCTAAGTGGAACGCACCTTCGACCTGTTTCTCGAACGATTTATCTCCGCAATAAGGACAATTAGCCGTTATTTTTGAAGTCATTTGAAAGCTTGGTTGAGTTATCCAGACCTTCGCTAATAGCTTAGCACAGTTAGAACAGTTAAATGCTACATGTTTACCGTCAGTAAGATGGGAGTTAATTGCCCCATCCCCTACTTCAGAATAAACATCATCAAAATCTTTACCTGTTAGGTTGAAATCTTTTGCTTTAACTTTAACTGCGTCGGGTGTTTCTCTTTCCATGTTTTTTGTAGTTCCTCTATAAGAATATCTGCTTGTTCCTTGGCTTCTTCTGCTGTATCACAATCAAACGATAATTGGATATTTGCCTTGTCTACCGTATTAGGATGGAAGTTTCCATCTGGTAGTTGCTTGTAAATTACATAGCTAATTGTGAAAACCCCAACATGAGGCACTTGGTTATTCTCTACTTCTTGCTGTTCCATTTTTCAACGCTTCCTTAATCTTATTTATTTGCTGTGGGTCTTTGAAGTGCAAAAAGGACACTGGACCGTGAACATCTTCGCCTTCTTGAATCCTGAATTCTGTATCCATATCCATTCCATCTAAAACGTCTTGTACTTCACCTCCCCTAAGTATCCAGGTACAACCATCATTGTCATACTGCTCAACCTCCCAAAGAGTATGTTCTTCTCCATCGTTAGCAGTAACAAAGAGGGGTTCTGTGGGGTCTATTGGACGGGTAGGCTTATCCCAATTGGGGTCGCGTTCGGCTTTATAAGCGGCAGACTCCTTGTTAATGGGTCGTCTTTTGCCACTAATAACACGCTCAACGCCTTCATCCCATTGTTTTTTAGCTAACTCCCTTTTGAGACGTATTTCTTTTTCTGTTCTGGAGTCATTGTTGAGATTTGCTTGTCCGTCTTTGTCTGGTATTGAGTGTACCAAGGCTTGTCTCCTGGGGTGCTGTCCAGTTTCTTATGTCCTTTTCCTAGCTTTTTGCTGAGGGTATCCTTACGCTTCTTCTGTAGCTCAGTAAATGCTGTCTTTTCATCTGTAGACATATTTGCACTATTCTTATCGGCTAAAGAACCAAGTGTTTTGGGGACGCTGACCACTGGAACATTAAAGGGTCGCGTGAGAGATTCCTGCTCGCATTCGGGGCAGGTTGTGAGTTTATCATGGAAACCATGCTTTGCTTCAAAGCAATGTTTACATTCTTCGTTTTCGCATTCGTAGTCGTAAAATGGCATATGTTTAGAATTACCTAGGAGATATAAAGTTACCCTTCTGTAGTATATGATACCTCAAAAGTGGTCTAAAAGTCAAGTAAAAACCCCCGAAGGCCTAGGAATCAGGCCTTTACGGGGGAACCTTGCAGGTATTTTCTCTCTTTTTCACTCAACATGGACAACACATATGGTTTCCATTGCTCTGGTAGCTTAGGGTCGTATGGAGAAAACCCTAGCCCGATTTCTAACGTCGAAGGTTGTTTTGGTCTTTTATATTCAACCTTTTGGCCGTTTATCACTTTGAACAACGGCATATGAACATGAAGTTCAGATTGAGAGGCTTCATCCTCGTCTCTTGCAAGAAAGAAGTCAGCCTTAGACCTATTACACTTCAAGCAGGAGGTGACAATATTAGCCCAGCAGGTTGCCGTACCATTACCATTCCACCTCGAACGTGGAACAACATGCTCAATTTCCAGAGGATTGCCTTCCTTCAAGTCTTTCTTCTGGGTTCCGCAATACTGACAAGTGTAATTATCACGCTTGAAAACATTATCACGAGAATAGGGAGCCTTATTGTAGGCCCTATTTACATGATGTTGACTTGCAATTACAGCAGGAGGGTAATAAACAACGCCTACCTTCCCCGTCTTAATTGGGTATTGCTCATAACTAGAGACCAAAACAGCCCTAGGAAGTCTTCGCAAGCCTCCACAATCTGGACATTTGCCATGTCGGGTCTTACCCCGTCCATTGCAGCGGTCACAAATAGAGTCTGCCATCAACCTTTTAAGCGATTTCTTCCAGGGTACAGCCGCCAAGGGCATGTAATTGTCATTCAGTACTAGCGTCTTCGTTCCTAGTGGAGGCAGCATTTTCTTCTTCCTCGTCAAGTTCTGCGTCTCGCTCAAGCATGTCTCGAACGATAGCGTTTCGTTGGATGTCTACAATATCAAGTTCAGCTATTTCGAAGTTGTGAACACCCTTCATCCTTTTAAGGAGTTTGGCATATCCACCCCGTTCAAACTTTTTTAGGTCGCTTTGTGCAACATCACCCAAGAAGATTAACTTAGAGTCAATACCTAGACGAGTCCACACCATCTTAAGTTGTTCGTAGGTTGCATTCTGTGCTTCATCTACAATGATGATGGCATTATTGAATGTTTTACCACGAATAAAGGCCAGGGGTTGAATCTTTATCTTCTCTTCAGATTTTAACTGAGCCAATCCCGACTTGGAGATGTAATAGCTCAATTCATCATTAAGAGGTTCGATGTAGTTACCAACCTTGGTCTTTGCGTCCCCAGGCATAAAGCCTAGTCGCTCCCCGCCACCTTCGACTGCGGGACGAGCTAAGACTATCTTATCATAGCAATGGAACTCTGATTTGTAAAGCTGTAAAGCAACACCGACCGCAATGTGGGTCTTTCCGCAACCAGCGGGTCCATGAACACAGGTAAATGTATTAGACTTGATAGACCTGATTAGGTCTTCTTGATTATCACTTCTTGGTTTAAGTCTATATGGTTTCCAGAACGGGTCAAGAACTTTCTGTTTCTTTTTAGGACGATTATTCGTCTTATCTTCATTATGGTTAGGTTTAGAGTTGTTATTTCTACGTTGCTTCTTCTGTTGTTTTCGGCGTCTCATTTAGATATTGGTTCCTCTTTAGAGTTACATGCATTTAGACCATCCACACCCCTTGCAAGTCACACAACCTTCCTGACGGACCATCGGCTCAACCCCACATTCGGGGCAGGCTTCGCCTTTTTCCTCTGTTCCATCTGGAATGTATTTTTTAAGTGCCCTAGAAACCGACCGGGCAAAGCTGTACATATCACCTCCAACTTTCTCAAGCTGTTGTACAATCAGGTGCATTGGAGCCCCCGACCGCAGCAAAGCAGAGGTTAATCTTGTGATAGTTTCTTCATGTTCGTCGCAAGCCGCTGTGACGGGACTAAGCTCAACATCGCTATCGTCGAAAAGGACTTTATAGAATCCTTTACGCTGTCTGATGATTGTCCCGGTTTTAATATGCTTAGGCATAAAGCCGTTCTTGCCAGCAAAGACTTCATATGGTTCACCTTCTTTCTTTCCTACCAAAACGAAGTATTCTTGCCCTTTGACCGTAATATGATGAACATCACATTTGAGCTTACGCTCTCTATTATCTACTTCTTCTTTCTTCTTCTTCTTAACTGTTTTTGCATCAACCAATACGCCATCTCTACAACCGCTACGATAGACAGTAATTCCTTTACAACCAGCCTTCCAAGCTGTTTGATAAATAACACCAACCTCTTCGGCAGTAACACTGTTAGGCAGATTGAGGGTACTGCTAATAGCGTGGTCAACATGTTTTCCACATGAAGCCTGTAGTTTAACTCGTTTGTTCCAGTCCAGTTCTTCAGCACACGAACCATACCACGGTGATAGCTCAACATCAGTTTCGCCGGTCGCATCCATCCAATCCTGCACCTTTGGATGGTACACTTTGAAGTGTTGCCAACTATCTCCATTAGCATCCGTCTCGTCAACTCGTGCATCTTTATCACTTGGATTGATTTTCTTCTTGCGAATAAAGTACGTCATAAACAGAGGTTCGATACCACTGGTTGTTTGTGTAAGAATACTTACAGAACCCGCAGGGGCCGTTGTTAGCAAAGCGATGTTTCGCCTACCGACTCTATTCATTCTAGCAACTAGTTTCTTACCGTCAACCTTGAGACCCCCAAAGTCAATGATTTCTTCCTTAAACCTAGAAAAGAATTCACACCCCTTCTCTTTTTTGGCATCCCAACATTCAAAGGCACCAAGTGTTTCAGCCATATCAATAGAAGACTCATAACATGCAAACTTAACTACTTTGTAGAGTTGCTCTGCTACCCTAATTCCTTTATTAGAAGAATAGGGAATTCCTAGTGCAGCTAGTGTGTCACCAAGAGCAGTAATACCTGTTCCTGTTCGACGACCAATACGGCAGTTGTCATGAACCTTTCTCCACATGTCAAGCTCACGTTGCTTAATCTCGGGATTCTCTGGGTCTGAATTAATCTTGTTAATGATACGCTCAATACTTTCTAGCTCCAGGTCAATGATGTCATCCATCAATCGTTGTGCTAGTTTGGCATCTTCATAAAATGCTTCGTAATCAAATCTTGCTTTCTTAGTGAACGGGTCAATAACATAACTGTAGAGGTTAAGGAGTAATAGCCGACAAGAGTCCAGTGCAGAAAGAGGTAGTTCGCTGCAAGGGTTCGTAGAGATAGTCCTGAAACCCTCTTCCACATAACAATCAGCAGGAGAGTTGCGAATAATGTTATCCCAAAACAATAGGCCCGGTTCGGCCATATTATGAGCATTCTTAATAATCTCTTGCCATACTGAGCGGGCATCTACCTCTTGAGAGATAGTTGGCTTAGGGGAGTCTACGGGCCATCGTTGTTGATAGGTAGTACCCTTTTTAACGGCCTCTAGGAATTCGTCAGAAAGACGGACGGAGATATTGGCACCAGTAACCTTTGTCAGGTCATTTTTAATTGTGGCGAACGTCAGCACCTCAGGATGATGAACAGACAATGTCTGCATCTGAGCCCCACGACGACCGTCTTGACCAACCTCGCGTGTACTGTGAGAGTAGCGTTCCATCCATGATGCAATGCCACTACTAGTACGTGAAGAATTACGTGTGGTAGAACCCACAGGCCTTAAATGAGAAAGGTCGAGACCAACCCCGCCTCGACGCTTACTAATCTGAGAAACTTGTTCATCTGTCCAATGGATGCCTCCATATGAATCAGTGGGAGAATCAAGTACATAACAATTAGAGATAGTTACGTACTGGTCTTTGTTTCCAATCCCATACATAGGACTTCCTTGCGGAACAATCCTTTTGAATCCAGCTATAACTTCATAGATTTCATCAGTAGTAAGAGGAGCAACTTCTGTGTCCTTGTATTTCTTACGCTCAACACGAGCTAACTCCCGAGCAATGCGTCTGTGCATGTCATCGGGAGTCTTTTCGGTGAGGTCTTTATTTGGGTTTCGGAGAGCATACTTGGAGAGGAAGACATTAGCGGCAAGTTCATCACCACCAAAGTACTCAACGGAAGCCGACATAGCTTCCTCTTGAGTAAATAGTTTACTAGAGGACATTAAGAATTAACCCTTCGATTTTGATTGATTTTTTTGAGACTTTTTAGGGTTGTTCTTTTTCTTCTTTTTATGCTTACGAGCGGCCATTGGATTATCAAATTCATTTGATGTATTTCTTGTATACCAGTCTGATAGACTGTCGCCGCTATTACTACCGAAAGATTTGCGTGTAAGTGGTCGCCCCAATGGGTCACGAACCACAATACTAATTTCGAAATCTGTTTTCTCTTTGTTTTTCTTATCTAACATTATCAACCCACATTCTATTATAGTTGCTGAGACTCTTGAAAGTCAACCCATTTTACATCAATTTTTCCTACAGTCGTAAGTATATCAAAACAAGCGGCATCATCCTCGTTTAGAAGTGCTGAGCCATGTCGTTTCGCCAATACAAACTTACGAATACCTTCCTGATACATCGCCATGGCACAGTCCTGGCAAGGTTGTCCTGTGACATAAGCAATACCATTTTCGGGGCGAACAACGCAATTAGCTAAGGCGTTACGCTCAGAGTGAACCATCCACTTATACTTGTGAGGCCTCGTGTTCGGCAATAGATGGTCAGGCATACCTTTTGGAAAGCTATTATACCCCATACCAATAACTCTATTCTCCTGGTCAGTAATGACACAACCATGCTGAGTCTGTGCGTCTTTGCTACGCTTAGATATAAGAAAAGCCATCTCTAAAAAGGTCTGGTCCCATGAGGGGACACTAACAGGAGTATTATTTCCAGAAACCTTGCTGATATAGCTCAGAGTCTTCCCCTTTAGTTTAGAGGTGTACCGGCTCCATAAGCGGTAGATGCTCATAACTACTCCTTCACAGCAGAGGTAGCTTCTTTGTCGATGGTTTTGATAACACAATGACAAACGTCACGTTGTTCTTTCCATCCTTTAGCAGAGCCTTGAGAAGTATGAATTGCGTGAGGGAGACTGCGAGTAACCACGCCTCGACCAATACAATCCTTACACTTCTTCTTGGCATAGAAGCTTGCCATGTCGATATTATCTCTAACAGTCTCTAACATGGACAACTTGATTTGTCTCTTGTTTTCTGTTTGTGCTGCGGTAATCATTTAAACGGTGTTCCTAATAGAAGGTCCAAATATTTCTTAATCAGCTTATACTGGGCACTTTGCACTGTAAAGCCGAAACGTTTCGTCGCCGTGTCCTTTACATATCCTCTTAAATCAGTTCCAAATTCACTTGACCTAGCTTTCCAATCACATACCATCTCCGCAATGTAGACCGGGGGCATGTCTTTAATGCCATTAGGCCAGTATTCGGGGTGATGGGGATTTGTAGAAACATGTTGAAGATGGGCAGCTTTGAAAAGTTCAGAATGTTTTTCGTTGAATCCATCCCGTAAGTACTGCCATTCAATCCCAGGTCTGAGTTTAGAGTTGTCGTGAATTTGAGAGTTTGCTATTAACTGTAAGCCATCTTTTTGGTCTCCTGCCTCAATCATTTTATAGCCTAAAATAAGGCATGATTGCTGGACATTGTCTATATGACGAAGGACCAATTGAAGATGATTTGTATCTTCCGTATTCATATCATCCTCCTATTGGAGACTAGTCTTCGTCGTCGTCTGGGTCTTCGTCTTCCCAGTCTTCGTCTTCTAAGGGGGTATCAGACACGTACTCCCATGGCTTCTCGTCGTCTTCAATTTCAGTCAAAGGAGGTTCTTCTTCATCAAGAATTACTTCATCAATTGTTTCATCTTCGTAAGTGATTTCTATACCACCTTCATCATGAATCTCAAAGAACTTACACTTGACTCCTCGAATGATGTCTCCACTAGCCAAAAAGAGAGTGAAGTATTCAGGGTCATCACTATATTCGATTTTTTCAACAGAAAGCATCCTACCAAAGGTAAGTGTGTGTCTGTATTTATCTCCGTCAGCTTTCTCGATACTGACATGGGCATTAGCCGTTACTCTTAGTCTACCCGCCATGATTGCAACAAGTCCCTACTTTCATTGTGTTATCGGGTTCCCAATTATTGATTTCTGTCAAGTTCTTTGGGAACAGTGTTCTTTCACTTGCCGTCAAGTGAACCACGTAATCATCTTCTGTCTCTGCTGGAACATCCTCTACTATCATCATACGTCCCTGTTGAGCCTCACGAGTTTCCTCACGAGTTATCAAATCACCCTCGATTAATTCGGTGATGACTACGACGTATTTAAATTTTTGAGTTGTTCTGATTTTAAACATAAGTGTCTCCAATGGGAGTCGAACCCATATCCCAAGCCATTGTTGTATGGACTAGTATATTACCATTATTACGATGGGGACGTAAGACGGCAGATTATTGTTTTTGCACAAGTGCAATGCTTGGGTTGCGAAATGCTAGTACCGCTACCGCCTTACCGAAGTTTTGATTATCGAATCAACAATCGGTCTCATGGTACTTTCTACCCAAAGAGCCCACGTAGGGAGTCGAACCCTATAAGAAACTTTACAAGAGTCTCTGACATGCCAATGTCCCGCAGGCGTGATAGCCGAGACGAGGCATTCCCGTTTCGACTATCTAATTATACCTCTGTTTTCGGCGTTTGTCAACCGAATTACTCGTCCTTATCCAAAGTGAACAGGTAATTTAGCCTAGTAGACCGGGCAATATCAGATGGTTCAGTCCATTCGTCTGACCGATGATATACCAAGTCCGCACCGCTTTTGGAAAAGGCGTGAGCAATTGATGTACTGCATACAGGATAGATAATATCCTTTTTACCATTTCCGTCTTTTACAATAGAATCTACACTATAAAACAACCTTAAAATAGGAAGTTTGTGTTTAGCAATCCACAAAATTCTTTTCCATCCATAAGGAAGACCAGTAAGTTCTCTCATAGAGCGAGTTACTGACTTGGCGTCGAACTTGTTTTTTACATGTGTAGTTGTTAGTGTTTTGTGGTCAAACTCAATATTGGAGAAACTTGGAATTGGACGAAACACGTCAATCCTTCGTTTATCGTTTTTTACATAGACATCCATGTTTAAAGAACGACCACCATGCTGTTCGCTAAACTCAACACACTCCAGTAAGGCGTCAGCCTTCCTAGAACCATTGTGCCAGGAGGCTATCCCAACATGAGAATAATCTCCTTCACTTGCCCTTTTGATTAAACGAGAAACAAGACTAGTTCCACTAAAAAGGAGAACGTCTCCTTCCTCAATTAAGGTCTTAGCTTGAGAATATGGAATTAGTATTTTTTCCATTATCTATTATTCCTTTACATTACGGTCTTTTTCTTCCATTTGGTTTTGCATGTGTTGTAGCGTCTGATTAAGAATGGCTGTCTGAACCCTAAACTCATTAATGGCCTTAGTATTCATGTTGATTAAAGCCTCTAGCTTGTCTTCTCTTCCGAGATACATCTCTAGCCTTTCTTCTACAATAACCATCTTCTCTGCGGCTATAACTTTTGTCTCTGCTCTGGTGACGTAATTTCGCCCCATCATCATCCAGAAACCCGTCATACTGATTACGATTGTAACCAGCACAGTGGCAATGTACTTGATGAATTCGTTGTTCACTTTCTCGTTCTCCCAAAACTTGACTAGGCGAATCCTTAGATTTAACCCAGCCTTTATAGGTTTTCGGAATATACTCATACTGCCCCCAGTTAGTAGTATATAACCCCTTGATTGTAATAAAAAATGGGACTTGCCCCGTACAGGACAAGCCCCTTTTTAGAAACTGCCTATTAACCAGTCTTCTCTTCGTAATCATCGTACAATGGTACGGCGAGAGAACCAGACGCAGCAGGAGCATGGTCAAAGTAAACCAATTCACCTGGGACGGCACGAGTTGGGGTTGCAGCATGGTCATCACCAAAAGCGTCATTACTCGTGGTCACACCTTCTCGGGCACCAGTGATGTAAGACCAGTCAGTAATTTGGTAAGAACGACGATTCGTCTTGTAATGGATAGACCTACGACCGTAGTCGGAGTTACCAAACAAGAGAACAGTGTTAGCTACACCAGCAAGGGTTTCTGCAATCTTGCGAGTGACGTAGCTTCCGGCTACCATTGTAGCCCAAGTACCAGCACTAACTGCTTTTTGGTTGTGGGAAGAACTCTCATTTGGTTCTCCACCATGCTTTCCAGAACGGAAAGATACGATTCCTTCGTAGGGTGCGTTTGTTACTGTCGCACTAGTGTCGATGTCTCCACCTTTTAGAACGGTGGCACCGTTGTTTCGGGTTGTGCCATGAGAGGCACCTGCGGTTGTTGTGGACATTGATTAATTACCTTTATATCAATGTTAATATTATGTCCTTTAGTTCCTGAAATTACTCTTCCTATTTCCTTACTCTACACTATTATACGCCAAAGTTCTTAACCTAGACATTGCATCCTTAACTTTTAGGCTTGCAGCCTGCCGTGTAAAGCCGTGAAGAACGCCAATTTCTTCCAATGTATGACCTTGCAGGTGCTTTTGTTCAATATAAACCCGGTCTTCGTCATTAAGTTGTGACATTAAGTCCGAAAGGACCACATTGTTTTCAAGATTACTGTCGTAGTAGAACTCCTGGCTAGTAGAAACACCAATCTTTTCGGCCTTAATTTTGTCTCTGTGCTTTTTGGTAACTTTTCTTAGGCACATCCATCGAACAAACTTGTATAGGGAAGTAGTAAATTTCTGTTTTTTTGTGTAATCGTGGTTTTGAAGGGCTCTCCAAAGGCCTTCTAGTCCACACTCTCGACGTTCATCTATATCTAAAAGACTAGAGAATTTATTGGTAACCGACCTGATTATATTACTATTATCAGAGTTTTCATTTGCTTCCTCGTATTGTTCATTACTAACTTCGTTTTTCATTTTTATCCTCTAAGGGTCTTTGTGTTTTCGTATCCTTCGTCACCCAACACAGCATCACATAAGCCGTAACGTATTGCCTGCCTTGTGGTTAGGTAAAGTTCCTCTTTTTTATTAATCATTTCATATAGGTCTTTAACAATCTTTTTCTCATCATATCCTTTTTGCATGTAATAATCACTATGAACAGCACGTTCAGCATAAATCTGAATCATTGCGTCAGTGTCTCTAACAGCTTGCTCCATTTCTGCCCTAGCAGAACTCATATTTCCATCAAAGGCGTAGTACCCCTCGTGCATCAGAAAATGACAGTGTGGAGTCAACACACGAGTATCCGCAGCTTGGAGGATTACGCTAGACATGGACCGAGCATTAGCATATGCCAGAATAGTCACATGACAGGGGCAGGCTTTGATAGCGTCATAAATAGCCGCCCCGTCTGTCCAATTGCCACCGATTGAGTGCATGTGAATCAGAATAGGGCCATCATCAGCCTCAGAAATAACGCTCAAGTTCTTCTCGAACATTACCGCCATTCGGAAGTCAACCCCCTCTTCTTCCTCACTTGCTGTACATCCATGCAGCCATATCTCTCGGGTGTCAGGATTTATCCCGTATTCTTGAAGGTCATATAAAAGTTCGCTTCTTTGAGATACGTTTCTTCTTGCTTTTGCCATTATCAGATAACTCCTGTAGAAATAGTAGGTTGGGTAGCTACTACATTATACCCCCGAAGTCATTAAGTGACCCCCTGTCCCAGCTTCACAATCCTGAAATAATTTCATTCTTTCCTCAAACGCCTCGTTTTTGGTCTCGGAGGCAATAGATTCAATCTCTCCATTAGGAAGGATTAGGATAGCCCAATGCCGACTTCCTTCAATTTCTTTCTTAAGAGCCTCTACTTTCTCCATAAGAGGCCCTGAGAGCATTGCTTTTAAATGAGAGTCTTCGACTACTTCTTTTTTATCCAAGGCTGTAAGAGCGTGTTCTACGCCTAGTTTTATGGCCGACAAGTCCCACATATCATCCTCAAAGCGAGGAAATGTGGTCTTTGGGAACCCAATCCTTACACGATAGCGTGTGACAACGTCTAATGTCTCCACACCAGGACATGCTTCAATAGCTAGTGCTTCGGCGTGTCCTATGTCAAAATTAACATGAAGGGTGTAGAAATTGAACTGATTTGCGGCTAAAGTGTTATCTGTGAGAGTGAGAAAACCCTGATTAGTCTGAACCACCTTGATGGGGATGATAGCATGTACACCAGAATCTTCGTCCCAAGAGGGCTGGACAATAGACGTATCGGTCTCTGTAAGGTCTAAAAGTTCCTGCGGAACTTCCCCATGTTCATCTAGAGGTGTTTCAACACCCGGCCACTCTACAGCGTCTAAATTGCTGTTGAGAGGGTCTAACCAAATTTCCCACCTAAACCTTCTATCTGACATATTCATATCTCCATTGCATTATTGAATTAAACCTTCATAGTATTCTGCACTCTTAATAGCATAATTGTCAAGTTAAAAAACTAAACTTTATACTGCAACATCACCGAAGTCAATCTTGTTGTGGCTAACATAGTCTTTTAGCAATATATCCTTATGTGTCCAGTCAAAAATATTTGTAAAATTAGTTATTTCCAACTGAGGTAAATCTACTGGTTTTCTCTTCAACTGTTCCATGGCAGCTACTAGTTGGTTTTCATAGATGTGACAGTCACACAGCGTCCCACTGAGGTTTCCTGGTTTCATGCCAGCTTCCTTTGATAGCAACAGCAACAATAAAGCATAACTTGCAATATTGAAGGGGACTCCGAGCATAAGGTCACAACTACGTTGTGTCCAATGTAGGTTCAGCGTTCCATCAATGTGAGTTAGGGTCCATTCAAAGTGACACGGAGGAAGGGCCATCTGGCATATTTGATTTGGATTCCAAGCCGAGCAGACCATACGCCTATCATTAGGATTCTCGTGTAGCGTTTTAACTATGGTTGATAGCTGGTCGTAAGGTCTACTATTTTCTTTTGGTTCTTCATCTCTCCAAAATTGCCATTTTTTATGAGAACTTTGTTTTCCAGATATACAATGAGAGATACCAAATGGGTCTAACCCATGTTCGTCAGCAAACTCCTTGATATTATGTCCAATTTCAACATTACCACAAGGGTCAATAGCATAAAAATTCTGAATAGACTGTTTTAATATTCCTTGATTAGCATGACTTAACCATATGCATGAGTTAGGTCCATAACATCCGTCTTTATAATAATCTTTATCGAGAGTGTATCCAGACCAATCTTTTAATTTATCATCCCATCCAGGTAGTTTATCTACGTCTTCTAAAAATTGGTCGAAAACTAACCATCTATTAACAACGTAGATTCCTCTTCCTCCATAGCGGCTATAGTCCTTATCTTTTGGTTCATAACATCTACGAATCATTGCGTACCATGTAGCTTTAAGCTTTTTTGCTAACTCTGATTTCTTAGGTAGTCCATATGACGCAACCCCACAAACTGAGGGTTTAAGGTTAGGCTCAATAATTACAGGTTCAGGACGATACCTCTTATTAAAAGAACGCCACTGGAAACCGTAAATTGGACCCAGGTCTACATCCTTTAACTGATGCTCTTTTCTTTCCTGGTCGTTAAACCAACTTGGACACCCTAAGGGACTACTCCATTCTGACCATATCTTACAACCACGGTCCTGAAACCACTTCTTGCTCGTGATACCGCCGATAAAACCCTCAAGCTCTACTGCTATAGTCTTAAGGGGCATCTTCTTGGTGGTAAGAAGAGGAAATCCATCTTCCATGTTATGACTAAAGTGTTGATTAGGAATAACAATTGTATCAATTCCTGTTCTGTTCACCTTACGGACACCTTGATAAACAGTGTCGTCTACTATCTTTAAATATTGCCACATATTATCTTATTCTCCAAACGCCTTTCCTGGGGAAACGATGGGACCAGAAGGAACAACCATCTCTGCGGCTTTACGAATATTAGCTGCCCATTGACCAACCACCTTAGAAGTAAACTCACAATCTCCCAACAGGTCAGTAAAAGCCTGAGAGCATGACTCATTAAGCATTCCGTTTGTCAGCTTATATAAGAAGTTCCCCATAATCTCAGGGTATTTGTGAACCTCATGGGCAGGAGGCTCTTGGAACGTAATCATTAGCTCCCCTTCCTGACTTAAGTAAAAGTTCATCCCAAACCCCATATCCTGCCCCTCTGTCAAAGCCACTCTTGTTTGTTCTGGCTTAGCAGACAATGCATCAAGTACGTCATTCTGCGGTTCGTCAAAAAGACCGCTATCACCTAGTAATCCCACTATGGTTAATTCCTAATCGAACAAGTTGTAATTGAGAGGGGTCAATACGCCCCTTATAATCATGTAGAGACTCCAGAGCAAACCACCCCGCATTATTTTGGGTGCGGATATTGGTTGTCATCCTGGTACAATACAAGAGATAGATTTCGCCATTATCTTTGAGAAAGGTAGAGGGGTATATTGAGTACCAATCTGTTTTCGCACCGATATAACGACCAGCTAGACCAACAATTGCCTCGCCGGGTCTTGCTTCTTCTGAAAGAGGCTCTGCTGGAAGAGTAAGAATTTTTGTATCAGGGTCTTCACAAAGAAGAATAAATAACTTCTCCGTTCCTCTTTCGCTTGCTATAGCCGACAAGATGACGTTTACTTTATGCTCTGCCATAATTCGTTAATTTTCTCTTTCAGTTCGCTTGCTTCCAGATGGTCAATACGAGTAAAGATTGCAGGAAGGATGATATGTGATTTATATAGAGAGAAAGAAGCATTACTATCTCCTCCCTGTCCAATAAATTTAAATGCTACATTATTGTCAAGGTATTCCCTCAACTGTTGTGTAGGAACAATCCAGGCGGCATCGCTTAACACATGACACCAGAAGTCCGATTTGGTTATCGTGAGACCACTTGGCTTACACGACTTCGGATTCCAGATTTCAATGGCAATGTTGCCCGTTCTCTCCTCCATCTTATCATACTTCACCTCTGTCTTGAAGTCAAGCTGTCCAGTAGTCTCTAAGTCCCAAAATTGTCGATTTGGTCCTTTAGAGTCCACCGGAACAGTATGAAGACCAGCCTCGTTAAGAAGATGACCAATAAACTCTTCGGCTTTACGTCCGTCGTATAGGTCGGACACGAAGTTACTGACTATAGACATCCTGTAGTTTCCTCATAGCGTTTTGGAGATGATTATTAGCACCTTGCTTACTGAAACCCATTTGTTCACCAATTTCTGCATTGGTGTAGCCTTGTTGGTATCGGAGTCTCATACACTCACTCTGTGTCTCTGTCAACACAGGATTAGTGATAATCTCCGTAACTTGGTCCGAGATGTCTGACCAGTAGCTTTCTGAGGAATCTGAGATGTCCCTGTCAGCAATCATACTGTAGAACTGGTTCTCCTCCTCGTCTTTTTGCTGGTTGATTGACATGGGTGCCTTAGCTAGTGCTGAGGTCTGCTTGCCAATCCATCGGGTGATTGCCCAGATAGAACACTGGTTGAGATAACTCTTGAGGGTTCTTCCACCGCTTTCTTTCCAGCGGATAGTCCCATCCATGAGGTGTTCAGCAACAAAAGATATAGCATCTTCGTTATTCAACATGGAGGATACGATAGAGGGAGAGGCAAATTTAGCAATGCACTTCTCCGCAATCTCAAGATACTCTGCAAGAGTAAACATTTTATCTTCGTTAGCTCCGTAAAAATCGTTGTTCTTACGCTTGGTAACGTCGATGTCCATTAATACAACTGTCATAGATGTGCCTTTCAATAGCAAAAGTGGGGTATTTCCCCTATTATAGCAACGAGACGGTAGTCTGTCAACCTTATTTTTCTAAAAGGAAATGGATTCCCTGACAAAGATTGAGATAGAGAAGGGCGACTTGGTATTTGTCGCGGGCATACTTGCGAGTGCAAGTTAGAAGGTTGTGGTTGATGTCAGCAATTTTGACAGTCGTGGCGATTTCATTATCGCCTAGATTATTGAGATAATCGCTGTAGTTCACACCAGATTTTTTTGTCATGGCGTCAACACCATCAATGACATCACCAGAAAAACCCTCTCCCATAAGGTCTTCAAGTGTAACATTGGTGTCTTCAACTACATCATGTAGCCAAGCTACAATCTTTTCATCCTCTGTTATAACAGCCGCCGCAACAGCTTCGGGATGTGTGATATAGGGCTCGCCACCCCAGCGGGTTTGACCCTCATGGGCCTCATATGCAATTTCAATTGCTTTTCCAAGCGTACTCATAGCGTCTTTCTTCTCAAGTTAAAAAATATTAGTGGTTCGTGAGAGAGTCGAACTCTCCATTTAGGCTTCGAAAACCCAACGACTGTCCACAGTACAAACCAAAGCTAGTCTATCCTAGCAGTCACCCACCTTTCTGGGTTGTCATTAGGCTTCTGCGGCCTAGTACGCTCTTGATTCACACTTTCTACACCAGTAAAACTTCCCTCGCGGGTTGGTGTTAGCCGAGCAGTTATACACTCGACTACCACAGTCTGGACAAAGATGAAATAGTTTACGGAGTAGTCTTAGCATTTTTTTCTTTCAAGTGCAAAAAAATAAGTACTCCGACTAGGAATCAAACCTAGAATACTTCTTTAGAAGAGAAGTGTGATGTTCATTTCACTACCGGAGCGTAATAAGTGAGGGTCGTTGGACTCGAACCAACATGTATCCAATTACTCTTTCTACAGTTTAGGAAACTGAGGAGATAGACCCCCGTTAATTTTTTCTATTTTTTCTAGCAAGCTAGAATGTATTGTAGTAAGCTGAGGAAAGTCTTTCCAGTCACTATTTCTTTTCTTAAAAGCAACTTTCCTCATTCCACAACCAATAAACTCTTCAATCCTTTTTAGATAATCATCATTTTCCAATAATTCATATTGGACCAATAATGTATTGGGTCTATCTCTCAGGGCCGTCCAGTTATCAAAGTGTTCTTCTAACCCAAAAGCGTCATAATCCTGGCATATATAACACTGTATGGTCTTAGGAAAGAACTGGTCGTATTTTATTCCTAGGTTGTTACAATGTATAGGCCCATCACCAAATTGCCTACGGTAAAAAGAAAGTATTGTATTCCTAGGGTCTCCATAAAGATAAATAACCCTTTTTGACCCTAAACCAGAAGGGTTTCTTTTATGTCTGTCCCTCTGCTTTCCTATAGTCTGTGCTATATGCCTATCTTCTAAGGCGTGCTGAAAATATTCTGTTCCACACCCTCCATGTGAATATAAGCGTATTGACACTATCTATCCTTTTCGTATTCTTCTCGTGCCGCATGACCAAGACTGTCAGCGACATGGTTTTCTACTCTCTTTACCCAGTTATAGCAAACCTCGATGTTTTTGTCAACCAGTTTGTCGATAATTCCTCGACACGTAGCCAGTAAGGGTTTCAAATGCTCAGTACCACATTTGTAGAGACCTTCAACTTGACGCATGACCAATTGACTGTCACCTTGTAGGATAACCTTGCTGACGTTGTCAGCGTGCATCCAAGCTATCCCTAACCCTGTTTTCATCGCACTATATTCAGCAATGTTATTCGTTAACTCATGCTGAGACTCAACTACCCCATAAGAGGTATGAAGAACCGCCCCCGTCTCTTCATCGGTTATTTTAACACCATAAGTAAAGACTGTACTGCCAGTGCCGCCACCGCCGTCTACTGATACTCTTATGACCCGTTTTTCAGACATCTAACTATTCCTCTAATTCCCAATACTACACCAATGATATTTACCAGATAGTACATCATGAACTCTGTTCGGCCATCAAACGCTAAAATCGTCGAAACGGCAGCGTGAGCCAAATTTAGGATAATCATATTGACATTGAGAGCGAGTAGACAAGATTTACCTTGGCTGGCGAAGCAGCTT